CTCTTCCTTCGTTTAAAACTTTAGATTTTAAGATAGATTCGTATAATTTATATTCACGACCTAAAGAAGTTTTTACAAAATATTCTTTTAATATATCGATTGCTGGGGAGTCTCCACCTTTCAATGTGTCTGCTGTTATTTGACGTACTAACAGTTCAAAAAGAATGCCTGTATTTTTGTACTTGGAGTGTTTTATTTTCATCAAAAAATATATTTATTTATAAATATTAAAAGATATTTACTTCTTTAATTGTTTTTCATCTAATAATGAAGTATTATCTTTATCTTCTTCGAATATTAGTTTTTTCTTGTTTAAACTTTTTAAAAATCCTAAGTTTTTTAAATGAGCAGATTTAGTTGCTTCTAAAGCTAATGGGCTACCTCCTTTATAATTAGTTTTTATAGAATTTGAATCATTTTTATCAGTATCCTTCATTCGTTTAACTCCTAATCTATCTTTACCAAAATTATCTTTTTGTGTATTACGTTTTAAATTAGTATCTTGTGGTCTTCCTAATTTAGGATTATCACCAGCATATTTTTCAGGTTCAGGTACATTTCCTGGGTCAGTATACATCCTACCTTTACCATATAATGAAGCTAAATCATGAGGAGTACCATATGATTTACCTGTTTCTACGGGATCATTACCTTCTGCTTCTATTTGTGCAATTCTAAATTTACGTTTAGCATCTTCTCTTACTAAATCTCTATATTCATCATATTGATCTTCACTAAATTGATATACATTATCATAAATCCAATCAGATGGAACTAATCCTTGAGTTAATAATTGTTCAGCTAGTTCAGATTTAGATTTTAATAATTCTACTTTTTCTTGTTCTAATACAATAGATGGACTAGACATTTCTAAAGTAAAATTAGTTAATGTTTCATCAGTGTATCCTTGAGTATATAAATGAACTAAAGCAATTTTATTTAATTCTGATAATACAATACGTTGTAAACGTTCAATTGTACGAGCAAATCTAATATCCTGTGCTGCTAATGTTGCTTTACCTTCTATATCTTCTTCATATCCTAAAAATGCTTTTGGGATTTTTAAAGCAGCAAATAATTTTTCTCTTAAATATTCAACATCCTGAATTCCATCATATTGTAATCCTGGTGTTGTTTCTATTTTAGTTGTTTGATCATTTCCACGAACAGGGATATAAAAATCCTCCATCATGTTTTGCATATTATATTTTAGATTATAATCACCAGTTTTATTATCTTGGAATGGTGTACGTTTTAAATTACCAATAGTTTTTTGCATAAATGCATCTATTTCATTTGGAGGAATAGATCCAACATTCATATAAAAAATACGTTTTTCGGGAGCACGAGCGATTCTATGAATTAACATTGCATCTTCCATTAGTACATATTGTTTATATAACCTACGAGCTGGTTCAATATATGCTCTACCATAAGGTAAATAATTAACATCTGAAATTAACCTAAAATGAGCCATTTCATAATTATCAAAAAATACTCCAGTTTCATTTTGTAAATTAGAAGTTCCAGCTGCTCCCCCAACAGGATACATTCCTGAACTTATATTATCTAACCCATCAGCTATAAACCTATATCTAATCTCTGACATATTATCGGGATTGAATCCTTCTTGTCTTTCAATATGATAAGCTGTGTAAGGTATAACATTATAAACACCAAATTTTTCAGCAATTTCTAATTTTAAGAAAAAATCCCCATACTTACACATTTGACGTATCCACATCCAAAGATTAAATTCAATATTCAAAACATCATAAAATAAGTTGTATAATATTTTTTGAATATCTTCATTAGCACTTCTAATTTGTAAAACTTCACCCATATCATTCTTAAGTGTAGACTCATCAGCTAATATATCAAGAGCAGAAGCTATAATAGCATCCTGGTCCATAACATCATATTCTGAGTACATATAAGGTCTTAGATATTGGTAGTTTATATTAAATTGTGCTCCATAAAGTGAAGTAGGAGTAGTAGAAAAAATTCTATTATATCTATCCATTAATGAATTAGTTTCTAATTCACCAGTAGCTTGGATTTTGCCACTATCAATTACTTTTATTTGGTTTCCCCCAACATTTCTAATTACTACATCAGTAGAAAATAATTTTTTTAATCTTGAAAATATGCTTTTATCAGCCATAATGTGTTGTTATTGTTATAAATATGGTTTAAAACAGCCATCTAATATCTTCTTTACCATCTGCTGTTTTTATGTTATAAGGATTACCTGCGTTTGCCATCCCATAACCACCTTGATAAGGAGTTCTATCAACAGACATATTACTTAAAGCATTTTTTGTTGCCTGTAATCCCTGTTGTCTCATTTTAAGTGCTGTATCTCTAATATACATAGCAATACCAAATGACATTACTAAATCATCATTATATCCACTTTGAGCTTCTGCTCTATTATTTCTCCATATAAAGGTTTTCATTTCCTCTATTAATCTTTTTGATTGTATTGTTACTCCTTTATCACTAATATATTCCTGGAATTTGCCTATTATCATAGGACGTGTTCTAGATGACATTGTAAAACCAGCTACCATTTTTGAATGATCTTGATATTGATCAAAATAAGAAACAGATGTTGGGGAATCACTCTTTTTTGAATAATAAAGATTAGGATAAGCTCTATCTATTGCAACTTGTATAGTTGCCCATCCTATATTAGCATTTTCAATTACTAACATTGCTTCATTATATTCAGTAGCTAAACCAACTAATAAATGCCCAAATTCTTTTGTTCCTAATTGTCCTTTATATTCTGCTACCTGTACATTATTTTCTACATCAATTACATGACATGCAGAATAATCTTTTCC